TTAAATTTTGTAAATTGTCTTTTGTAAAAATTTCAATTAACCTTTTTAAGTTTTCTTGATACAATAACAAAGTTTTTTGATATTCAGCACTAAAATCTATGGGCATTTTTCTATTTTGGATAATATATTTATTAATTATATAAGTAAATAATGGTGTATCTGTACCTATAATTGAATTACTTATATTATTTAATTGACCTTCTATACTTTTAAAAGAACTAAATTTATAATCATTTAATTTTATAATTTCATTTTCAAGTTTATCACTAAGTTCTTCATCATTATCTAATTGTTCTTTATCTACATTTAAACCGAGTTCTTCTAATTGTTGTTTATGTTTATTATTTAATACATTAAATTCATTTTCTAATTCTTTTTTATAATAATTTCTTATTTTATTAAGCAATTTTTTTGAGAAAATTCCAAATAATGTATTTTTTTTTTCATCTTTTTCTATTTCATAATTATTTTTATTTTTATAAAAAAACATTATATTATTTACAAATTCTTCTTTAGAACCTTCTATAATTTTCTCATCAAATAATTTTTTTTCCAAATCTTCTAATTTTTGTAATTCTTGTTCAGGAGTAATACTTGCTATAAATGCTTTATCATCCTGCTGTCTGAGTTTTAAACGTGAAATTTTTTGTTTATCAATTATATCTAATATAGATATATTAAATCCTTCTGTAAAAACTTCATCTGTATTTATAAGTGTTATATATTTTTTAAGTTTTATTTCGATAATACTTTTTATTTCTTTTAATATTTTACCTGAATTATTATCACTAAATTTAATAACTTGATCAAATATAAATTTAATTAATAATTGTGATAATAAATTGAGTGTATTATTTTTTTTAAATAATTCAAAATATGTTAATTTTATTGTAAATAATATTAGTTTATTTAATAAATCCATTTTAAGTTTTATTTGAGCTGGTGAAAAATTACTATTTTTAAATTCAAAAAGTTTAGCATCTCCATTTCCATTATCTGTTTCTAATTTTGATATAGATACATTATATTTATTTTTAATATCTTCATAAATCATTAAATTATTAAATGTAATCATAATATTAGACTCATTCATAATTTTACTTAAATCTTGGTTATATGAAATAACTTCTTCAATTATTTTTTCTAAGTTATCTGTTTTATAAGATTTATCAAAACTAAATGATAATAAAGCTAATTTAAGATTACTTTTGAAAACATCTATAAAATAATTTATAAATATATTTGATAAATCTAATTTTAATTCTTTAGTTTTTATATACATATTTTCTATAACTGTTTTTACTATTAATCCTGATTCAACCGATTTAGTTCCATTAAATAACCAACCTACATCCTCAGTAGTAGTGTCTTTCTTATAAACAAAATCTTCCATAAAATTTTTTGGTATTTTTTTCAAATCTCTATATACAACTAATGTAGCTAAACCTTCATTTTTATAATTATTTATTTTTATACCTGGAACATTTTTTAGATCCTTATTAGAACACTTACTATATTTAATATTTAAAATTTTATGAAAAATAGTTGGAGTATTTGGTTTTACTTCTATACTAAATTTGTTTTCATCAAATAATTTTATTTTTTTAGCTTCTTTATCATTTTTATCAACTGTAATTTCTTCTTCTGGTTCAATTTCATTATCTATAAAAGAATCTAACATACTCATTGTATATTGTTCTAATTTTACATAATTATATAATGATAAATTAATAGTAGTTTTATAATCAAAATTAATTTTTTTAATTTTTATGGCTATATCTTCTTTAGCAGATTTATCATAACTATTCCAATTAAAACCAGTAAAACTACCTATTTTACTAAATCTAACAGAACTTTCATTTCCTAGACTAAATTTTCTCTTAAATTCTTCAAATTCATCTAATACTGCTTTTATTTGTTGACTATATTTATTATAATTTTGATTATTATTTTTAGTAAAATACTCATCATTATANGGAAATAATTCTGTTCCTTTTCTAACACTTTCTATATTTTTAAGTTCATCATTATTTTTTAAAGAATTAATAAAATCTAAGGTTATCTTAAAATCTACATTCTCAATTGTATCTAATTGCTCTCTTATTTTATCTAAAGTATCATTTAAGGATTCTGGTGTTTTTAAAAAATATTCATATTGTAAAGTTCCAGTAATTTCAAAATAGTCTTTTTTAATTTTTTTAAGAGTTGTTTTATATTTGTCCCATTCATTAGTATTACCTAATTCATTTTCAGAATTATTTGTATTTGTATCTCTAACAATATATTGTAAAATTTTATTTTTAATAAACTGATTTAAAATAGTATTTAGTTGATTTTTTAGTTTTTTCATATAAGCTTCACTTTCATCTTTATTCATTTCATTAGTTGCTAATTTATTAACACCTCTTTCAAAATAAGAATCAAATGCTATTTTATCTATTTCAACTACTATATTTAAAGTTTTATCAAATTTATTATATTTTATATCAACACTATATTTTTTATTATTTTTTAATGATTCATCTTCTAATTCACTATCTATTTCTTTTTTTTCATAATTATTAAAATATTCAGATATACCTGATAATGATATTAATGAACCAATATCTACTAAACCAGTAGTATTACTAGAAATATGTTCTATTAATTTATTTTTTATATATGTTTCAAGTTTACCTAAAACATCTAATGTAAAAGCATCCACAAATATTTTATCTAAAAAATCATTAATATTACCATTAAAAAATGTGCCTCCTTCATTTATATTAAAAACATATTTATATTTAATAATATTTTCATCGTTTTTATCCGTATCATCTTTAATAGAATGTTTAATTTGCTCTAATAAATAAATTTTATCATAAAATTCTTGTATATGATTATTTTTTGAAAACAAGTCTTCTAATATTTGTTTATCTGTACTACACACATTACCTAATTTATTTTTATCATCTATTCCTTTATTTAATTGTCTAACTAAATAGTCCTTTGTAAAACTAAAATTTGATAATTTAGTTTTAATTTCTTTATAAAATAATTCAATAAAGTAATCTAAATTAATTTCATTTGGAACTATTTTATTTGTAATTAACACTATTTTATATACCTCAAAATAATCATTTTTAAGTAAATCCTTAAATTCTTTATTTCCTGTATTAGAAGAACCTAATGGATTTAAAGAACCTAATGAACCTAATGGATTTACTCCGGATAAAAAACCTTCAGAAGAGTTAGAATCACTATTTTCTGAATTATCTGTTTTTACTGGTTCTGGTGTTGGTTCTGGTGTTGGTTCTGGTGTTGGTTCTGGTGTTGGTTCTGGTGTTGGTTCTTGTGTTGGTTCTGGTGATTGAACTTCAGAACCTCCCGTAATATTTTTATTTATTAGTTTATTAATCTTATTATATGATTGTGAGTAATTTTTTTTAATATAATTATTAAATTTTATAGAATTAAATACATATTTTAAAACATTATTAATATAAATTTTATAAATATTTTTTGTTTTTTTTATAATAATATTATTTAATATTACAAATAAACTATTATTTATATTGTATGTTAATAATTTCATATATTTATATTATATATAAAAAATATAAAATTTATATATATAAAAAAAATGTAGCACAATAAATTATTGAAAACTACAACACTCTCTATTACATTCATATATAGTATTATTATTATCATTAATTTTATTCTCTAAATTATCAGTCAGAATTTTTATCTGATTCGTATATAGAATATTTTTTTTATGTTTTTTTTTTTTAAAATTAACAAAAGAATCTACACTCTTAGATCTCTTTTTTAATTTTAATTTATTACCATTATCTAATTCTAATTTACTTGTTCTATTAGTTTCATCTATAATAGATATAAGTATATCATTTACTGGTAAATCTATTAACATTTTATCTGAAGTAAATGTAGTTATTTTTCTACACATTGGACATACTATTTCATTATTAATATTCATCATATGTAAACAAGTAGTACAAAATGTATGTCCGCAATCTAAATTTCGTGGATGTTTAAATTTTTCTAAACATATAGCACAACTTATAATATCATAAATCTTATTTTTATTATACAATAATATATTATTTGAGTTACTCATACATAAATTTATTATATATATATATATAATATAAATCAATTTTATTAAAATAAATAAAATTGATTTATTTTAATTAAATTGAATCATATGGATTACTTTGTATATAATAATATACAATATGAATTAAATTCTATTATATTACTAAAATATAAATCTAGAGTATTAAAATATAAGATAACTAAAATATCATTAAAACCTAATGAATATTATAATATAATATGTCAAAGTATATTATATGAAGATATTTTTCACAATGAAAAATTTAATATAGGAACAACAAGTAAATTTATTAAAAAATATTTTATATATAACAAACCACCTGATATTTTATGTAAAATTATGAAAAAAAAAGAATTAGTATATAATTTTCATTGTGATTTTTGTAATAAAACACATAAACATAATTATTTAGGACACCAAGATTGTAGATGTAATAGTGTTTATAGTCCGTATTCTAATAGTGGATATAATTTAATTCTAGATAATAAAATTAGTGATTTTAATACATACTTACTTTATAATTTAGAATTATTCTTAAAAAAAAATAATTATAAAGGATGGAGTTCATATAAACGTAGTGTTAAAAAATTTTATACAGGTGAAGTATGTGAAAATTATGGAAAAACGAATTTTCCATATATTAATGAAAATATGTTAAATCATATTAAAACAAAATATCATAATGATAATATAAGATGTTCTAATGGTTGTTTAGTAGCAGGTTTAAAATATTTAATTAAAATGATATTAAATAAAATATTAATATATGAAGATAAGTTATTTAAAAATCAATTAAATGATTTATATAAATTTTATAAAAAAAATACTTTATCAAAAAATAAAAAAATACAATTATTAAAAAATATTATTAAAACAGATCATGACAAATCAAAAGAAAAAGAAGAAATAGAAGAAAAAGAAGAAATAGAAGAAAAAGAAGAAATAGAAGAAAAAGAAGAAATAGAAGAAAAAGAAGAAATAGAAGAAAAAGAAGAAAAAGAAGAAATAGAAGAAATAGAAGAAATAGAAGAAAAAGAAGAAATAGAAGAAATAGAAGAAATAGAAGAAANAGAAGAAAAAGAAGAAATAGAAGAAAAAGAAGAAATAGAAGAAAAAGAAGAAATAGAAGAAAAAGAAGAAATAGAAGAAAAAGAAGAAATAGAAGAAATAGAAGAAAAAGAAGAAATAGAAGTATATGATAATATTAATATTGAATTAGATTTAATGTGTGGATTGGATGTAATTGAGAATTTATCAGATATACATATTAATAATATAAAAAAAATAATCACTACTGATTATCCTAATTATAAAAATAGATATTTTTATTATCCGGAAGATATTAAAATCTATTCAAAATATTTAGATTTAAATGATGATATTTATTTTTGTATATCAAAATTAGAAACAAATGATAATTATACATTATTTTGTGTAGATGAAGTAGATTGTTATGATCTAGAATTTATACATTTTAGATTAGAAAAGAATAAAAATCTATGAAAAACATAATCCTATAAAATTATGATTGTATTCAGTTAAATTATTTTCTTTTTTTATTTTTTCAATTACATTATTTATTTTATAAACATCTTCTTCCATTAGAGTAATATCAGTATTTATAATATG